AAGAAGAAGAAGAAGAAGAAGAAGAGGAATATGCGGGATTTTGAAAACCATCGGTTATTTTCGGAGTCGGAACATTTCCAGTTTGATGCTGCAGTTTAAACGGTGGCACTAATGGATTATAACTGGTCAATCCGCTTTCATCCGTCATGTTTTGCGTATTGTTCAGAATACTCTGGACTATTTTTTCTCTTTCCGTTTGTGTTTTTTGTTGGTCTTGAAACCCTTCGTGAATTTCAGTACTGGTGGCATCTTTGTATTCTCTCTGTATATTCTCATAGGTGCTTTGCATGCGTGGATTTTTCTTTGATGGCGAAACGGATTCTGTATAAGACGATGCTTGACTTAATAATAAAGACATAATGTTTCCCTCTACAAAAATGGAATATTTTATTTTGTCTAAACATTCCAAAACATTAAGAAGGGTCCTATTATATATGTTACCGACCAAGGAGTTATTAAAACTTATCCGTCAAGGACTTCCCATTATTTTAATCATATTTTACATGCTTTTCCCAGAAGCATTTGTAAATGTTTCTAAACATCCTTTAGGGAAATTACTCGCGGTGCTCACCATTGCCTTGAATACCTATCACGATATGACTCATGGATTAGTGATTTGTTTATTGGTCATTTTGTATTATCACCAAGAAATGGAATCGTTCCTTTCAAAAAGCGGCATGAATTATCACGAATATATACCTAAACCCTCAAAAAAAGAAACAATCGCTCAGTTCGAAAACAATTTAGAACAAGACTTTACTCACGTCGATGAAGCATATCCGCAACATTTACCGCCAATTAAGAAAGAAAGCGAAGCGATTTTCCGTAAGGAGAGATGCGTCGATTCGAAAGTACAATATAAAAACCAGACGTTGAAAAATCATTTGGTAACTCATATATACCCTGAATTGAATTTCCGAGACGGAGAATGCAATCCGTGTGATTCGACGTGTCACTTTACTGTTGTCTCCAAACAAGCGACCGAACATAAACTGAGACCTACTTCTACCAAAGGGGTTATCATTCGAGATGTGCTGACGATGTGCGGATTTTCTGAACAAGAACCGTTGGCTTTATCTCCATAGACTCCCCAATAATTTTCAGATATCATAATATAAGGAGGTAATGATGAAGATGTCGTCGTTTATGAAGAAATTAAGTCATTCTCTTTTCGATCGAGTGAAAATGGTGAATGAAAGCAAAATATTCGCTGCTTTAGTGATTTTAACGATGAATCTTTCATCCAAGTTTATTACGTTGCCGATGAGTAAAACCGTAGAATCGTACGTAAAAAATTCGTTTAGTCAATATATTTTAGTATTTGCCATGTCATGGATGGGCACTCGAGACATATTGGTTTCGATTGTGGTGACCATTGTTTTCGGCATATTCATGGAGTTCATTTTGAATGAGAAAAGTGCATTCTGTTGTTTATCCGAGGGATTTGTGGACAGCCAACTTTCAAAACTTAAAAAGGAGGAAATTGTCAGCAAAGAAGAAATTGAAACTGCGTCTAAAACTCTACAAAAAGCGCTCACAAAACTTGAGGAGTTTTCCAATTTAGAAAAACAACGGGAAAAATCTAATCCATAAGTATAGTAGTTAGCATGCCTCCGTCTCATCTAAAAATAATGTTTCAAATCAGCGATCATTCGGTCGTTAATTTTGTAGAATTGACCAGTGATATGCTCGAATACAATGGGAAATTAAAATTAGAAAAATATATGATATTTGATCCGACGATAAAGTTCAACTACGCGTTGAAACAAAAGATTTTGGAAATGTCTTACGATAAAAAGGTCGAAATATTTTTCAACACCCAAACGTATAATCGGAAAATAGTGAATTCCATAGAAATTAAACAGGAAGAAGAAAAAGAGAAACAGAAAGCAAAAAAAGAGAAAAAAGAGCAGAAAAAAATAGATGCTAATGACATCATACAAAAAGAGAGAGACCAATCAAACGCCAGTTTTGAGTTTATTATTCAGTGTATATTTTGTACCGGGTTGCCGTTATCCAATTATTATAAAACCATGGAATTTTATGACTTGAAAGCGACTAAAGAAAAAGTAATTGCGAAGAGATCCTTTTCCGTGTTTGATTTAATAAACCCGACGCCGGTTAAAAAATGCTTTTCGTACATAAAGTTAAACGGGAAAAAATACACGGTTACCGGGATAACTTGGATTAATGATGTTCTTAACCATCCGGTATATGCGGATATTATTACAAAGTACAAAAAATACGATCATGAGAGAAAAAAAGTAGATCCTACGAAGAACGAGAAAGAGCTGAATACGAAACTAAATAGTCTTATACTGGATATTTACGATTTAAACGTGTTTGACGTTAAACCTGCTATAGTGACCCAATACGATTCAAGCAGACATAAAATATTGCTTGAATCGCGTGATAAAATACAAACGTTGTTCAAAGACATAAAAAGTCTCAAAACTCGCGGCGATAAACCTGCACTATTAGATCTGAATATCAGCGATCCAGACGCCGACCAATTCATTAACGGATACTCAAAGATTAAAAGAGAATACGAGAAAGAAAAGAATGAAAGCAACCAACCACATCGAGTACGAGAACTGGTCATTACATATAATGGAATTATACAGAAAAGTAGTAGCGACACTAAACACGCCAATAATCATTCGAAACTGAAAGAGATGTTAGATGCGTTTGATGAGAATGAGGCAATTAAGAAATTCAAAAGTGAAATAAAAAGCATTTGTTCGATTTACTCAGACCAAGAATTCAATAATATCATTTCCAACACGCAGTATTACCCGACACTCATTAAATATTTTAGAACATTGAAAATGTTATTTTTAAAAGAGGATATGTACGATATTATACTGAACGATTTGACATATCAAGACAGAAACCCGTCCGAAATTAAAGAAATGGATGCCCTGATTGAAAAAGAAGTGAAGAATTATTATGATTACAGACAAGCATTTAAAAATCTCGACGAAGATAGAGTTATATCAAATGTCAATTGGAAAAAAGAAGCCGATGTCATAAATGGCGAAGCTGGATTTATTGAAAGCACGGACTTGAAAAAAACAGAATCTTTATTTGATATCGTGCTGAAATGCGACAAAAACAACAAAGCATGCACGAACAAAAAAATCAAGGATGTAGTTCATTATTTAGAAGTAGGGTTAGAACAAATAAATAGAAAAGACAAGACCAGTTTTACGTATGAAGCGTATATAAACTTGGAAGTGGCAGAGGGGGTCTTTGATGAATCGAATTATCATAAATTGATGTGTCCGTATATAGATAACGTATTAGGAGATGCATATGACGAGATGATACGAAAAGAAGGGAAAAATATTGTCATGCGAAACAGAGTGTTTATTAAAGCGTTGCAGCCCGAAGCGAATAAAAAAATGACAGATCCACATAAACCTCCACCTCCACCTCCACCTCCACCGAATACGACGAACAAAAAGAAACCGCCGAAAATGAATAAAAATCCCAAAAGGAAGAATGGCGGAGGAACAAAGAAAAGGAAAAGAAAAAGAACAAATCATGATAGGACACCGGAATAAAAAAATGAAAGGTTCATTACATTTTTTTATTTTTTATTCGGATGAAATCAATTACTCGTAAAACCCTGGTTCGCCGTCTTCGTAGTATCCTACTTCATCCCCAACCTCGCCGTCTGCGGTTGAGGCATATATCAGACCGTTCTTTTCGTTAGTAGTATAATATTCCTTCCCTTCGATTTTCACCATAAAGACTTCTTCTTCTTCTTCTTCTTTTTCTTCTTCTTTTTCTTCTTCTTTTTCTTCTTCTTTTTCTTCTTCTTCGACTGTCTCTTCTTCTACTACCTCTTCTTCTTCTTCTTCTACTGCCTCTTCTTCTTCTTCTACAGCCTCTTCTACAGTCTCTTCTTCTACAGTCTCTTCTTCTACAGTCTCTTCTACTTCAACTACCTCTGCTTCTTTCTTTGGCTCCTCTTCCTTGACTACCTCGACTATCTCGACTTCTTCTTTATTTGGCTCCTCTTCCTTGACTACCTCGACTATCTCGACTTCTTCTTTCTTTGGCTCCTCTTCCTTGACTACCTCGACTTCTTCTTCCTCTTCCATTTCTGCCTCTCGACATCTTCCCACTCCTTTTCTCAGCAAAGAGGGGGGGTTGCCAGTTTTCATAAGTTTCCATAGATTTTTGTTTTCTCGCAAAAGGGATTCGTTGTATATCTTCATTTCTTTGATTTGATCGAGGGCATAAAGAAGTTCCTTCTTCTTCACCTTCAAATCCTGCTTAAAGATTCTAAGCGATGTTTCGTGTTCCTCGTCCCATTGCTGAATCAATGTCGCGACTTTATTCGAATAACTCATGGTTCTATTAACTGCTTTGAATTATTTAAATCCATTATGAAAATACTTTTTCAATTTTGCAACAGTAAAAGATTCATTATTGGACCGAGACTCCCCCCCGAAAATTATCCCTGAGTATATCGTTACGGTTCAGTCCCGTCGTTTTCTCGCTTTGTTTTTTCACCTTATAATTCCCTCGGAATTGCGACGTGGTGCCATTCAAAATAAACTGCTCGTTGTCTTCGTGAATTTCGGGTAAGATTCTGGTCACTGGTTTGTCAATACACATCATCACATGCGATGTTTTCGACATTTTCCGGAATTCCTGAATGGTCATATTGCCATAGTACTTTTCCAAAAAGTAAAAGGGACTGGCTGCAGGTTTTATATTATGGTTTGACGCGTAGAAATAATTCATCAATTGATACGACTCCATTTTCGAGGAATCGTCCCATTTCATATTTTTAAAAAGAAACGCCACTCCACATTGCGGACTACAGAACGATCCATGTGCCAAAAAATCACCTTTCGATCCGTACTGTAGTATAAAAAACGGGTCGTTGTCGTATGCATAGGTGCACCAAAAACAATCTACTTTTTTATTAGGAATCTCGTTTTTATAGAAAGACAACTTCAATTCCTTTATTTTTAATTCCGAGAAATCATCGTCTGCAGAAGAAGAAGAAGAAGACGAAGAGGAAGACGAAGACGAAGCATGGAATTGTTTGGATTCGCAACATTTACAGAGAAACCCGGCCATATCAGGTATTTTCTTATCGGAAGACGGAGTGTCGTGGATGAGTAGTAAATCCATCTGTTCTGTATTTGCATCGTAAGGGATAAAATCGGTGGGAACATTCGGATCATACGTCAAATTATCCGTTTTCCATTTTTGTTCCGAAATGTATTTGTCAATATCCGCGATGCAGCATTTCAAATCTAAGATAACGTTTGCGTTTTTCATCGTAAAAGAAACCGTGTTATCAATATCTTTCAGATCCGTGCATTTCTTGCTTTTCTTCGCCGTTTTCATTTCCACTTCAGAAACAATCTTTTTCCTTCGGCCTCTTTTCTTCGGGGGGTCAGTTGTCGCCATAAGTATGTACCCGAAAAACACAAATATATTTAAATGGGTTTGAAAAAAGACTTATGGATAAAACAAACTATACACTTATAGAAAAAAGAAACGTGATGAAAACAAATATACCTTGGTGTGAGAAATATCGTCCCACTACCTTTGCCACCACGGTGTTGGAAGAAAACAATCGAATCATTTTCGAAAGTATATTATCTACTTCTCGATTTCCGAATTTGTTATTTTATGGCCCTCCGGGTGTCGGAAAAACGACCTCTGCCGAGAATTTGATCAATACGTTTCAGAAACTGAATCACATAAAAAACAAGGAAAACATTATCCATTTGAATGCGTCGGATGAGAGAGGAATAGAAGTCATCCGAAACCAGATATATCAATTCGTGAAATCGAAGAATATGTTCCAAACCGGCTATAAATTCGTGATTTTGGACGAAGTCGATTATATGACAAAAAACGCCCAACAAGCATTGAAAAATTTGCTACAGTGTTGCGATAAAAATGTCAAGTTCTGTTTGATATGTAATTACATCTGCAAAATCGAAGCCTCGCTAAAAAACGAATTCATCTGTATCCGATTCAATCAGTTACCGACATTGCAGATCACACATTTTTTGAAAAACATCGCCAGGGAAGAAAAATTACATTTGGAAGAAGATACGATCAACAATATACAGAATATGTATAATTCCGATATAAGATCTATGGTCAATTTCCTACAACTACACCAGGAAAAGTCGTCCTTGAAAGAATTTCTGTTGGATAATTCTCTGTGGAAAGAATTGCACGAATTGTTTAAACACGATACGATAGAAAGTATTTACACCTGGTTTGACAATATAAAGAATTCTTCCAGTAATATCGATTTCAAGTCGTGTTTGAAAAAGTTTTTCAATTATATAGTGGAGAACGAGAAAGAATATGTGGACCATGCGTTTCTGAATATATGCGAAACCCTGCTCCATACAACCGATAATAAGTACGTGATTGCCTATTTCATCGAGAACGTTTTTTTTCATTACAAAAAATTGAAAATTATAATATAAAGAAGTATTCATTAGACAATATAATATAATGGCGGTAACAGATTTAGAATGGTTGAGGTTTCTCGAAGAGAACGATTCTGGGTTGATTACGAATTTACATAATACGAATCTACATATTACGAAACAACCAGAAGAAGAAGGAGATGAAGAAGAAGGAACCGCCTCGGATACCCGTACTGAATGCGAAGAATTATACATCTCTACTCAGACGAAAATATTCTTTTTAAATATAGCCACGCTGAATGTCGAAAAGATATTTTGGAATACAAAGATATTGCCATATTCTGAGCCAAAGAATGGGGTGATAAAGAAACAAATCCGGTTTATATTCAAGGATAAAGGGTCATTTGATGAATATGTGGTCCATCGTGACAAGGAGTTGTATTATACGGAGAAAATCATGAAACAAATCGATAATCCGACCGCACGTAAAATCAAATACAAAGATGTCCGCAAACTGACGGTAGGGGTATCGAAAAAAGATATCATGAATTGCCACGGGAAAAATAAAAACGCATTCATCAATTGTTTTGCGATGATTTTGCGTGTATTGCATAAGCACGTGTTCCATGAAGTCCATGTGAAAGTATTCAATACTGGCCGGATGGCGATTCCGGGAATTATTAATGACGAGTTACTGGAAGACACGAAAAAACTACTCTTGAGTATTCTACAGCCCAATATAGACGAAGAAGTGAAACTGATCTCAGAAGAAGAAACCCCCGAAATCGAAAAACTGGTCAAAGGGAAAATGAACAAGATCACGAAGAAAAAAGAAAAGAGTCACATGGAATTCACCAAACCGAAATCGAATGTACTGATTAATTCCAACTTTAACTGCGGATATTTTATACAACAGGAAAAACTCCGTCGTATATTACATGAGAAATATCGGTTAAATCCGTGTTACGATCCATCCATGTATCCTGGGGTGAAATGTAAATTTTACTACAACAATGCATTGCCAGCGGATCAGACCATTCAGAAAGGACATCTCGAAGACATGGATCAGACAGTCACCATGACGGAGTTGGACGAATTGACTGCGGAGAAATATACCAAGATATCCTTTATGATTTTCAGAACGGGGAATTGTCTGATTGTCGGGAATTGTTCGAAACCGATATTATTGTTCGTGTACGATTTCGTGAAACGAATATTGATGGACGAATACCCGCAAATCCACGCGTTAAATGACCCACCGGTGATTAAAATCAAAAAATGCAAGCCGCGCAAGAAAAATGTGAAATTCACAAAGGAATATTACAATAATTTATTAAATACCGGAAAAAGTATTTAAAGTGTCCTATACAATTCCAACATAAATGTCTGCTGATGATAAAAAAAATAGCGAGATAACCTTGGAAGAGGGACATCGACTTCCGGAAATTAAAACACTCCTCAATGCCGCCAAATTATCTATAGTGGAAGACCGACCAATCATGATGGATTACTGGATCGCCTCGATTGAAAAAACGGTCATGATTGGTATCCGCGAAGACGGAAAGAAAATGTTGATTAAAAACGCCGAAGAATATACCAGTTATATTGAACAGGTATTTCGCATCAATGGAAAAGATTATATTATCAAGACGGAGAATTCATTGTATATTGTAGATTCGGGTATTCCAAGCAAACGCGTCAGTTTCGACGCCTAAGCTCATCCATTATTTTTTTAATCCCCCTCCAAATTCTTGCAATGTTGTGAAAGGAGATTGGGGACAAAACTATTTTATACCTATCTATATAATAGTTAATTGATACTCTATTAAAAAACACTCATTATGTCCGTATCGAATCTGTTAATGTTCACGAGTGCCGGATTTATCATCCCTTGTTGTATATTCCCTCAACATTTACCGTCGTATTTGAAAGTGTTACTGTTCATGAATTCCTCTATTTCTGTTTTGTTCTGGGCAAATCCTGTGCAACACTCGACCATTCATAAAATAGATAGGATTTTGGCCAGAAGTACAGTACTATCTTTTATGGTTTATAATATTCTCAAAAACCGTAAAACGCTGAGCCTTTTTCTAATGTCCTTTGCCCTCACCTTATTTTCTCTCTCTATATCGAATCATTTTTCAATAGGAATGAATCAGTGGGGATCGAAAGAGCATGTTTTCGCCCATGGATTCGCCCATATTTTTGGGATCATTGGTATATATGCTACAGGTCTGTCTTCTTCCGTCGAGTCTGTTTCATCGGCTTTCTCTTATTACGATTTCGACCACCTTTTTTGATAAATACAAAAACGCTCTTCATGTCGCTTTTAATGGAATCTATTTTATCTTCTACTGCATCTACTTTTTTCAATGCTTTATTTTTGAGTGTGATCGTTTTGGAAAAATTCTCGCCGTCATCTTGAGCGAGGTATTTTTTCTGGTCGGCGCGTAATGTTTCGATCGTATTCTTCAGACGTTTGACTTCTTTTTCCGATTTCATTAGGTCTTCTCTCAATCCTTGTAAATGCTGGTACAGCACCGTGCTTGTATTAGAAGTTCGCACAGTACGTTTTCCTTTCGACGTTTTATTCATTGTATGTATATGTTCAACGGATATTTTTTACTGGCTTTCCGGGACTTTCTTTTATTCCCTCCACCACCGCCTCTTTTAATTAACGATCGAATGCGCGTCATATCTTCATCCAGTTTTTCTACAGTTTGTTCTAATATATGTTTTTCGGTCATCGCCTTCTTTTGTGCTTTGATTGAAACTCCCCACATACTAGTATTATAATCGTGCTGATACTTAGTCTGTGCTTGACGCGCTAAATGAAGTTCTTTATCTACTTTTTTTATTTCTTCTGTTTTATCTTTTTTCTGTTCTTGCAGAGTCTTCAATCGATCGTATAACAATGTGCTTGTATTGGAACTTTGAAATAACGGATGTTTTGTTTTATTTTTGGACATATGATAAATGTATATATATTATGAGGGACAAATATCTGGCGAAATATACTTAAATACAATTCATTCGGTTTTGTATATTTATTTCATGAAACTCAACATTAAATTGTTGAATGACGATGGGAAAATTCCCGTCTATGGAAGCACATATGCTGCCGGAATCGATGTATATTCCAGTGTGGATTGTGACGTATTGCCGAAAAGTCGAAAACTGATTTCCACGGGTATATCTGTATCGTGGTCTGGAGAAGACAGTGATAAATATTACTTGAGAATTGCGCCCAGATCAGGATTGTCCGTGAAACATAATATTGACATTGGCGCAGGTGTAATCGATTATGACTACAGGGGAGAGATTTTTNTATGTTTTATCAATAGCAGCAATGAAGAAACGTACTCGATTAAAAAAAACGACAAAATTGCACAGATGATATTGACCAGAATAGAAAAATTCGACGAAATCAATATAGTGGAAGGGTTGGATGAAACCGAAAGAAATGACAAAGGGTTTGGATCTACCGGTGTTTAATAAGAGTGATAATTTATATAACATCATATTATATATATTATTGAAACATGCCCAATAATAATAAAGCCATGTTTAGTTGGAAATCTGCCGTCGTAGGTAGTTTGAAAGGATCTCCTTCTATAAATACGACTACTAGCAAACATCAGAATTTCCCAGGAGGTGGTGTAGGCGCTCGCTCAAACGCAGTTAGAAGGGCAATATCAAGAAGAAGTAACACATGTTGCGCGCAGACAACGATAGACACAACAACACCAGATTATTATACCCCTCTTCCTTTTAGTTCTATTTTGACACAATCCTTCAAGGGTACTTTACCAAGTAATAGTGTCACGTCATTGACCACGTTCAAACGGTACATGTTTAAGTACGAAGACAAATACTTGACAATAGACGACGGTTTTAATCTAACACTAACTACGTCTGTCGGCGCGTATAATGATGTATTATCTAAAATTCTTGAAGCATGCTTCGACAACAGTTCGTCTACGAATACATTTCGGCTTGACTCGGAGTTACATTCCCTATATACTATGGACTGCAATTCGAATTCTTCTTTCCTTACGTTTTCAAATAATTGGGGAGAAAATGCAAATCAAACGTGTGGTTACTTGGATTTCGAATACGTTTCCCAAAAACTAAAAGTTATTTCCAGACAAAAAGTAGACTTGTCTTATGCGCATTATGAAGATACATTATTTAACGCGAAGAATTACTACGTGTATTATGATGATACATTCAAACGGTTTAAGTTGACCGCGAATGCTGCAAATGCTGCTACTTTCCAAGTATATGAGTCCCCGATAGATGCCGATATGCCGGAGGATTTTAATCCTTACAAAATACCATATCAACCCAATGCGCGAGTTCCTATTTTTAAGTACATAGGTGAAGGAAAAGCCAAAAACAGTATTAGTAGAATGTCAGTTAGTATTTTGGGGACGGGATCTAAAGTGTTGAGTTCGTTGTATAGAGATCAGGTGTCGGCATTAGGGTGGAACGCGCAAACCGAAACCGCATCAAATATCATGTTGGATAACATTTATGCAGCATTAGGAAGTGAGATGCGGTATAGCCCATCTGTATATAAAGCATTCAGGAAAGCGGCACTAAGCACAACATTAGCTTGTAATTCGATTGCAGATGGGACATTGGGTCAAAACACAGTGCCATATGTGTATTATACGCTTGAATTATCTGGCAATGAATACCATCCTTTTATGGTAATTGCCAGTTATTCTATATCTGATAAACCGAATCGTCTGGTGGATGTGTGCCGACCACCTGCAGATGGAGACAATTATGGAAGTGATAATGTAACAAGAGACGCGACTCTACAAAACTATCTGACCAAGATTCCGATGCGGAATTATGGTAATATTACGATCAGTAATTTAATGGACAATAATATGAGAACAACATTATTAGCAGATATGCCGGGAACGACTATAACCGCAAAAACGCCGTATAATTATGCGAGTATTTCCGCCATTGGTATTGCGGTAGATGGCGTGGTGATATATCCAATTGCAAACAATACTCTACATCCCTCTCAAGCACAAGCAGAAATAACCAATACAGGTATTCATATTGGAAGGGGTATGGGTTTGCATTATCACGCAGACGGAAAAAGTGCCAGTCCGAATCATTTAAATTTATACAATAGTAATGATTTCGTAGGACATTATCATCCACCACTAATTGGATTTGGTTTTGATGGTATCGCATTATATGGACAATACGACACGAATTTCCCCCTGATGCATGGGTACTCTGACCCACTTGACGAATTCGGCGGACACTCTCATGGAAGCTATGGATACCATTACCACGCGCATGTCGTGAAATCCTCCACACTTACAGGTGTCGTCAATAATACATCAGGCGTAAATGGCTTGACGAATAACCCTACTTTAGAATATGATGTGCATATTTTAATGAAAGGAGCTTGGGCGGGGAAAATTAATACAATACCCGAGTTTTGGGATGGTCGGTCGCCAAATTATACAATTGGAAAGAATAGCAGTAAGTTTGTCGGAATGTTTTAAATTCAACTGTTTTACAGTATCGATTTCAATGCAGTCACTTGTTCTTCGGTCAGACTCGTCGGATATTCGACATCAAATTCTAAAATGAGTTTCCCCATTTCCGTTGCTGTTTCCATCCCATAGTTCGGGATTTCCTTTGTATATCCTGGTTTCACAATATAAGAAGAAGATTGATTTTGATTCGTGAGGCGTAGCATTTTCCCGTTCAAGTGAGGTATTTCTACGGCAAATCCACATAAGGCTTCTTTCAATGAAATCGTCTTTTTACAATAAAGATCTATTCCATTTCGAGTAAAGAGGTCATGTTTGACAATATCTACAATAATATGAATATCCCCCTTGATATTTTGCGGGGATCTATTTCCCATTTCCGATAAAACAATCCGTTCTCCATGACTGATTCCTTTATTCATTTGTATGGGAATAGATTCGACTTCTATCTGTTCTACCCCCGAAACAAATACCCGTCTTTCCAATTCTAATTTAATCATAAATCCTGCATACGCTTGTTCTAATGTTATATTGATATTATTCACGATTGGTTGAGGTTTCTGAGGCGTCACTGAAATAGGCACACCGTTGTGGAATATTTGGATATTTGGATGATGAGGGTCCATATTCCTTGGTCCTCCTGCCTGCATATTGAACAGATTTTCAAAAATGGAATGAATATCCGGCGGCATTCCACCACCACCACCACCATGATGAACTCGAATCCCACCATTACCACCTCCCATACCAAACGGAAATCCGGGGAATCCACCTCCGCCCCCGGGAAAACCAGGGAATCCAGGAAATCCGCCACCAGGAAATCCACCACCAGGAAATCCNCCACCAGGAAATCCATGAAATCCGTCTCCAAACCCATCCCCTTGCTGCTGCATCATGTCATATCTATTTCGTTTCTCCGCATCGCCTAATGTCTCATAGGCCTCGCTGATTTTCTTGAATTTCTCATGTGCCTCGGGCGATGGATTTTTGTCGGGATGATTGATTAAAGACAATCTGCGATAAGCTTGTTTGATCTCTTTTTCTGTCGCCGTTTTCGAAACTTCCAACAGATCATAGAAATCAGACATTTTTTATTTGAAAATATTATGATGTGTTTATATTCATATAGATGCAATGTATAATAAAGAGTACATACCCACGCCATACCCAAAAAATGACTGAATCTTTTCTCACCAAATACAGACCTTATTTTATAGAGGATTTCAATCTGAACACCAATACAGAAAACGCACTGAAAACATTCTTGGAAATGGACGACCTGAATATTCTGATCTACGGAAACCAGAATTCCGGAAAGACCATGCTGCTCGAGTGTTTAGTAAGGACATATTATAATTTGAAAAAAGAAGATCCATTACCGGAAAATAATGTCATTTACATAAATAATTTGAAAGAACAAGGAATCCAGTATTACCGTAACGAAATGCGTACATTTTGTCAGACGCGGAGTATAGTACCCGGGAAAAAGAAAATGGTCATTATCGACGACGTGGATAATGTATATGAACAAAGCCAGCAAGTATTTCGAAACTATATCGATAACTATAAACACAATGTTCATTTTACGATGGTATGCACCAATATGCAGAAAGTGATTGAAAATATCCAATCGCGTATGCATATCATTCAACTCCAGTCTCTCTCTATAAAAAATATCCGCGCATATATGGAATTGATCGCGAAAGAAGAAAATATGGTGATCGATGAAGCCTGTAAAGAATATTTAGTGCTGAATTGCAGTCATTCTGTGCGTATCATGGTGAATTATTTGGAGAAACTGTATATATTGAATAAACCCATCACCTTGCAGATATGTAAAGCGGTTTGTTCGAATATATCTTTCCAGCATTTCGAGGATTATATCGATGCATTGAGAGAAAACGACCTGAATAAAGGAATTTCGATTCTGTACGCTCTTTTTAAAAGTGGGTATTCGGTGATTGATATTTTGGACTATTTCTTTTTTTTCGTCAAGTCCACGACGATATTAGATGAAAAAATAAAGTACCAGATGATTCCATATTTATGTAAATATATCACGATGTTTCATAATGTGCACGAAGATAAGATAGAATTGGCATTATTTACAAACAGTATTTTTCAGCATATATCGGTTTGATCGTTTGTTGTCCATGTCTGATTTCATCTTTCTTAAGCACCGACGTTCATCACCACCGTATAACTTCTACTTAGTAATGCAGTTGGTCCAGTTGGTACTGCTGTAGTCTGAGTTGCCGAAGGGGAAATAGTCATTTTAAACGTGATGGTATCCCCCTGGAAGATGGGTAATTTATAGTATCCGTCTTCTTCCGTGTTATATTTCTGCAGTTTGGCATCATTGAAACGAGTCGGCGCACTCGTCATTAACTGATTAAACAGTTCCCGAGAAATATTACTGGTAGAAACGTTGTCATCCAGATATTTGGCTCCCGATAAATCTGTCTTTAATAAAGTCGAAGTTCCTACTGTCTTATCTATACTATTTACTAATGCGACCGCATANGTNGCNACGTCATCGCATTTCGCATTCACGTCCGTAACGACAGAATCTTCGTTCGTAAATAAATCCGCACCTAAATAAGTACCAAAGAGTTGTTTGGCAAGGTCTCTCAAGAAATCTTTTCCAACCCCGTCATTAGAAACATACATATTCGTGGTCACCACTCCATTCTTGGGATTAAGCACCGTGCTCTTATTCGTCCATTGGGATGAATCCACGTAGAAGTAAACGAAAGATGCATCCAGAGTGATATCCTTATCCGTACGATAAAAGAAAGTGTTTTGCATGACACTGTCGGAAACGGATGTATTTAGAGTAATCACTGCATCAGAGGTTAAAGTTGGGGTATAACTGGGAATGGTACTTCCGGTAGATAGCTGAAATTGACGATTCAGTGCTGTTAAAACGAAATTCACATTGGTCGGGCGAAGCGTACCATATACACTACCGAGAGTGATATTTAGCCCATCGTATGAATACGTATCACCTGCGACCTTGGTTACCGCAGAACCGGTACTGGGTGTTAACGTAAAGATACTACCGGTCTTGGATACTGCCACCGTTCCCTTATTGGTTTGCATAGTGATCGCATCTCCTGCTTCTAATAGTACATAAAACGTTTTGTTTAAAATATCGGTTTTGGGTAACACCGCAACTTTATTGTTTGTCACGGACGAAGAGGCATTTATCAAATAAACCTCGGTGGTCAATGCCTGAGAAAACCCAGGAAGAATACTGCCAATAGGGAGAACCAGTTGTTTCTGGGCAGAATTTGCTTTAAATAAGGATTTCACGGTAGCAGATGTGAAGGATTTTTGTTCGGCCACCGTGTTTCCGATGATTGTGGTATCGGTGAGATCCAGAGTGGAAATGGAAGGAAGATCAACGGTAGCGCCAGTAGATACAGGAATGGTGGGGACGTAAGCGGAAGCACTCGCTTTGATGATTGATGAAAGAGTGGCAGCGACACTCGGAACCGCGGCTAAAATCTCTGCAATTGTGTTGCCGCTCGCGATCAATTGAGCCACAGAAATACCACCTGCGTACATTTGTGCAATGGTGTATTCTGTTTTGAGAAATGTCATGGTGAATAAACCAGAATTGTAAATGTCTAGCACAGACACATTGTCGAGTTTCATCTGAGCAAACATTTGAGAAGGGGTCTTTGGAATCAATGTCCAATTGTTATTCTGTATTCCTGTCTGAAACTGGGACATGTTTGTGGCTGTAGATAGGTAATATGCTTTTGCATTGTATGTTATACCGAATGTGTTAGACATTATTGTAGGCATAGAAGACCCGCAAAAATAGTAAGAGTCTACAAAATTACGGTAAAATGTCGCATATCCAATACTGGTAACACTACTTGGAATGACAATTCTGACTATAAATCCACGACTATTTCCATTAAGATTGTTCACCCAACCAAATGCACTGTCTTGAATAGTCGTCACCGTGTTTGGAATACTAATAGATTTTAAAGCAGATGACCGGTCAAATGCAACACCCGGTATGGTCGTTATACCGTGACCTATGGTTACGCTCGTTATATTGGTCCCATAAAAACTGTATTCACCCCAAAATGTCAGGCCTCCGGGTATGTCAATATGACTAGGTAAACGTTCACAACCATAAAAAGCAAAATTTCCGATATACGTGACAGTACTCGGTATGACTACTCCCGCACCGAATTTTGTGCAACTCATAAATGCATTTTGTTCAATACGTGTTAATCCTTCAGGTAAATTCACTGTAGTTAACTGTAAATTGTCACTGCACCTGCCAATCGTAGTCAGACCTTCAGGCAAGGTAATCGTTGTTAAAATAGGGCTATTGTATATGCTAACAAAAGTGACACCCACAGGGATAACGACCGTCACAGCATAAGTCTGGATCAAGGTTACAGCTATGACCGGATATCCATTTATAGTAGAAGGAACCACGACGTTAACCATATTTTCAAATCCTATAATACTTGCTTTACTCGCATTTAAAATGTAAAAAAATTTCCGCGTTGCACCATCTGCCTGGAAAGTGAACGTGTAGGTGGTAAGCAATCCCGAGTAATTCTCAATCGAATGATTGTTTAAATATATGTCTCGGACGTTTTCCATGGAGTTTTCCATCACCCAGTTTCCTCCATACTTCAAATTTCCCGTATTGTCCAAGGACGCACCCACCACTAAGTTAGTATCCTGTAACAATGCGAAATATTTCTTCCATTCTAAAGACTGCAACAAGTTACATCCCAGGAAATCCACGTTTCCAACATGTAGAGCCGTGCATAGATCTTGTATAAACACATGATTATCCCCGACCACGGCATCACCGGTTGTTTCATCTATCGTGAAAAACGTTTCCCCGTGAATAAATCTGGTGGGAGTAAATGGTCCAGATGCAACATCCGATGGCGGTCCGTGGAATACAAACGAAATGCGATCAATCGTAGTGAATTGTGATAAAAGAGAGGTCTTTAATAATTCACGATCCCCATGGCTATGATAGATTACAGGATAAGTGTCGCTATTGATGTATTGCGAAAAGGTACAACTATCTTCCACTACGGAACTAATGAAACAAATATTTTTGTATTTGCTAAAGTCTTCGGAGGAAGGGAGAGATATCTTGGAGAATTCCGGAGGTCCATTCACTGGAAGTTCTTCTGAGGACGAACTCATTCGTATAATATATACATGGTATTATTTATTTGAAAATACGGGGGTCGAAAGAAAAAAATCGATCCATAAAATTGAAAAATGAATGATCTTTCTTTTCTATGCATATCTCTCAAAAGAAGCGACTTATCCGTCAAACGAATTCATTCATTCATTCATTCATTCATTCATTATGGAATGCCCTATCTGTTTCGATCTTATCCTGCCCAACGTCAACTGCGTAACGACAGATTGTGGCCATTCCTTCCACACCAGTTGTCTTATGAAGAACACTGCGGTGAATGGATATGATTGCCCATACTGCAGAACTCAGATGGCGGATGCCCCGGAATCAGAATATGGTGATGGGGATCATGAAGACGACGACGACGACGACGACGACTACGCTGACGAAGAAGAAGAGGAGGAATATACTCTTATGGGATTTCGTTGGTTTTTCCAGCAGATTCATGGCGAAGAGTTGGAAGGAGACGCGGTGGAATACGAAGAGTTACTAAAAGAAGAAAGAGATTTTGACGAAGAGAGCGAAAAGATGAGCGAAGAAGCGAAAGCAAAGATCCATAACGTGATGATCGGGCTGAAACAAATCAACACGATCACCTATGAGGATCTGTTGAAGGCGTTTATTCATGTCAGTATAGATAAATTCCCACTGAACCACGAAGCGGAAGAGGCGTTCAAAAAGGTCCATAGTACCATTAATAGTATTTCTGAGCGGAGCTGGGCCTAATTTTTCGAATTTTAAACATGTTAAATAAAACCACCCAATTTTTTTCTTTTTTGTCACCTTAATTAAAATGCACCATCAACTATTCAAGAAAATCGTCCCATTGGAACGTTTATTCGATCTCCTCGATAAAATATGCAACAAGGGTTTAGACTATTACATTATAGACGAGAACGTTTTCAAAAAAATGGTCTTTAATGAATACGACACCGATTTTTTAGCAGATATCTTGCCGTACTACCATAAATCCAAGCAATATTTCGTGACGCGTAAATTCACCTATACGTCATTTGCGAATATCATTCGGCAAATCTGCAATTCCAACGACTACGAAATCATCGGATCGAAACAATACAACCACTCGACTTATTCCATTCGGTATATAATAAATAAATAAGGTTTAGAAGTTTTCAAAAAAATACTAATATAATATAATATAAATATAGTATTATGTTTCCTAATCCCATGAATATGTTAAAAAATACCTCAATGACGTATATCGTGTTTGCCATTGGATTGGTCGCAGTCGCCAGTTTTTTCGGCAATACCTTTCGCGATAAAATCATCGATAGTGAGACAAAAGACGACTATGAACTCGTGAAGAAATATCTGCTGAATGACAGTGCCATGTACGGTAAAAACCGACCGAAATTGTGGATTCATTCCAGCTACGAAGTCAATGCCAGAAAATGGAAAAACTTCATGTCTCGTTCCAGTACCGATCTAAACCAGCCTTATTTATACCTGACTATTCAAAGTATCATTAATCATTGCGGAGATGATTTTCATATTTGTTTGGTGGACGACGACAGTTTTGAAAAGTTGATTCCATCCTGGACGATGGATTTGACAATGGTCCCTGAACCGATGAGATCGCGCTACCGGGAATTAGCCATGGTACAATTACTATATGTGTATGGTGGAATGATTGTTCCGAATTCCTTTTTATGTACGAAACCATTGATTGATATCTATAAACAAGGAATCGCGAAAAAAGTCCCGTTCGTCGCCGAGAAAATATTCTATAGTGGAAAACAGACGAACTTGTTCATGCCGGATATCCGTTTTATGGGATCCCCGAAAGAAAACTTATTTTTGAAAGAACTGATTCTGTATTTAGACAAACAGGCAAGAGGACATTTCCAAAACGAATCTGTGTTTGAAGGGAGAGTCGAGAAATGGTGTATGTCCGAAGTGTCTCAACAAAGAATGGACCTGATTGATGGCCAAGTCATAGGAATAAAAACCAAGATCGGAAAACCTATTCTCATTGAAGATTTGATGAGCAATCATTTTTTAGCGACAGACAGTACGACTATGCACGGGATTCACATTCCCAAAGATGAATTGTTACGTCGTCCGAAATTTCAATACTATGCCATACTTCCCGTAGAACAAGTATTGGAAGCAGATAATATTTTATCGAAATATTTCAAGCTGTCCATGGTGGATGATGTGCAGGACGAATATTATAAAAAACGTTCCAGTCAAACCAGTATCGTGGCCATATAATTATAATAGAATATGTATAATAGAATAAGTTCATTTTGTATTATACATTATAGAATAAAGGAGGACGATGAATCGTAAGCAAAGGTTCACCCAAAAACTCCGTCAATATTCGAATCCGATCATCGCACAGAAAATGGCCACAAAGTATTTAGGAAAGTCGGCGAAGATATACCCTGGACGAAACCCCGCAAAGAAATATAGCGTGTTTGACGACAAACATCAAAAATGGGTTAATTTTGGACAGATCGGATACGAAGATTATACCAAACATCGCGATACAAAAAGAAGGAAAAACTATTTAACCCGAACCAGATCCATCCGAGGCGACTGGAGAAAAAACAAATATTCGCCAAACAATCTAAGTAGAAATATCTTATGGTGATTTATTAATATTTAAGCGATCTGAAAACTACTTCCACTTTGATTTCCGCCTCGGGTCTGGAATTGTGTTTTCACGTCGTCAGTTAAACACAATCCTCCCATAGAATTCGAATATCCATTCGACGTACCGACACAACTCGGACTTCCTTTTAGTATAGAAACCGGATCAGACAATGGCAACGCATGCAAAGGAGATGCTTTTAATCCATCCACTTCAAATACTCCTAAAACACCATTCGTATCTTGCAGTATAGAACCCTGCGAACCAGTCACCGAAGCGGCGGAATGCGTAGGCTGAGAATAAGCATTTTCAAAATTCTCATACGAGTACATATTCAATGATGAATTCGACGGAGAAAAAGCCATATAACCTAAACCATTTTCATAGATAGACATACCGATCACTACCATAAATAGAAAAAACACGCCATAGTATTCAATGGGCAGTTTCAAAAGTCGAGAGAAGCCTTTCATTATACTTTCTCTAAAGATATTTTATTCGTATGTGGTTATGTTATATTTGTGCTGGTTATTGTTCTTCTTGTTCTTGTTCTTCTTGTTCTTGTTCTTCCTCTTCTTCTTCTTCATCCTCTCCTTCTTCCTCTTCTTCATCCTCTTCTTCCTCTTCATCTTGGACACCCTTTTTCTCAGAATCCTCGTCCTCGTCCTCGTCCTCGTATTCGTCATCCCCGTATAAAAGATAATCATATGGGGACGAATTCTCATCCATAGGTTTCAAAAAGTGTTCATCGAGAAAATTAAATAAAACACTTAAAAATCCGGTACTGGTTTTCGCGGTATCGCCTATCACCGACACTTGTATCATTTTGTCATGTAATGTTTTTCGAATATTTGCCTTGGCTTTTTCTTTCCAATCATACAATGTTCCTCGAAATACAAATAGCAGAATGAAAAAAACGGTAATCAGTAGATACGCAAGCCACAACGATTGTTCTTGTACAGCGGGGAAAACCATGATACTAATCATTATATGGATATTTATATATAGTTTTTCCTAAACAAACATATAGAGATTATTGTATTGGTTGGTAAAATGAATCCCAGTGAGAGACTCGATCTGAAAAGACTTATTCACAACAATAGCGATTACGAAGATAATACAGAAGGGATCAGAAAACTCAAACATAGTGACCTGATTCAGACAGAGATTGCCAGAATGGAATTCCTGAAAAAAAGAGACGCAACCGTCAGAACAGAACGTCCAAAAGTATTCAAAGAAACGTGCAAAAAAGAATGTTCGTTTCTGTACAATGGATACACGGAGATTTTCAATCACGTGTTGAAAGACGAGCTGGATATTGGATTAATGAATCAGGCGCTCGCCACATTGAAAAAAATAGAAGAAGGAGAAATCGATCAACAAGAAGGATCGGTTATTATGGGCAAATTACTTCATCGTATTTTCGTTGAAAGCGCATTACAAGGGGCGAAAACCAGGGAAAACGAAACTGCCGTAGAGAAAAACAACGGGAAAGAAATGACCTGGGTAGAATTCAAGAAAAAGACGTTATTATAAAAAGGGCTCATATATTATGAACACGAGGGTTTTATCGAAGGAAGATGTGAAACTATTCAAAGGAAAATATTACCTGCCTTGGTTCTTCTCCAAAGACGAGCATGTTCATTTCAAAATCCCTGAGAAAATAATTGTCTTTGACATGGACGAGACTTTAGGGTCTTTCGCAGATCTGTATATTATTTGGAAAGGTATTCACCAGGTATGTCCTGATTGCAAACATTTTTACGAGCTGTTGGATTTATATCCGGAGTTCTTACGTTATGGTATCTTGACTATATTGGAGTATCTATACGATTGTAAATTGAAGAAACTATGCCATAAAATGTTTATTTACACAAATAACCAGTGTTCCGCCACATGGGTCAATTTGATATCCGATTATCTCGAACAAAAAGTAAAGCATAGCCAACAAACACCGAAGACCTGCAAGAAAAAATTGTTTGATAAGATCATTTGTGCTTTTAAAATAAACAACAAAACCATAGAAGAATGTCGATCGAGTCATCAAAAGAAAATAGACGACTTTTTAAAATGTTCCATGATCGCCGACCACGCAGATATTTGTTTTATAGATGACGTGGAATACCCTTTAATGAAAAGCAGCAAAGTGTATTACATTTGCCCACGTTCCTACACGCATCATCTCAAAACGTTTGAAATCATAAAAAGAGTGACCAGCGCAGAATGGTTGCCGCTGTACAATGACATGTTATCGTCGGAAGAGTATTGGACAAATTGGTTTATTATCCACCGTCGAAGAATAGTGAGAAAAGGAAACGGCGACATATTTTTGGATTTACAAGTGTCGCAAAAAATCATGTGTCATCTGAGAGATTTTCTCCATTTTACGATAAGTCCTCCGCACAGCAGTAAATGTAAAACCCAGCGAAAAAAACGACCATTCGATCAAATACGCGTGACTAAAAAAAAGAAGAAATAAAGATCACGCAGACGAAGAATTGGCTAATAATACAATCCATTCCTCCGCAGTCATTTTTTGAAACGTTTTACATTTATCGAGTTCATATTGCATCATTTTGTTTCCGCTTTTACATACTAAATAGGTCCCGTTTTTCAAAAACTTTATTTGAAGCAAGATCCCGCCGTTCGTCAAAGAACATTCACCGGTTTCCTGTGAAATTCTGATCCAACGAATATAACTGCCGAGCCGAAGATCCTGTAAATCATTGACGAATCGGTACATATACAGAGATTTCAACCATTTTTCGGCTTCTGGATATTTCGACAGGATTTCTTTTTTTTCGTGTTGAACGCTTTCGGTTGTTTTGTTTTCCAAGTAGTGGTATATTTCTTCCTTTTGTACGATATTTTCCAACCACGTATCGACCCACGTTGGATCTATTTTCATTTCTGGATCACTCTGGACTTTGTCGAATATTTCAGCTAAAGACATGTGTGTTCTTCTCTCACCATAATTATAATTATTATTATTATCATTATATATTTATTCATTTATCCAAAAGTATAGTACCAGAAGAGACGATAGATCCAATATAGGAATATAGTAATGGCAAACTGATAATATTAAACAGCAATAAAGTCGCCGCGCCAAAAATCATTTTATCGTCCGTTGGGTAGAACCGTTTTTGCGTACGAAATGGATGAAATCGGTACATTAAAAACAAACACAAACCTACTTGCACGAGGATATTCCAATAATACACATAGTCGGGAACCGCCGAAAATACTCCTAAAAACACGAGCGCGTACATAAAATGAATGACGCACAACGAAAAGAAATAAAGATAATAAGGAAGCATGAACTCGCCAAAAACAATATAAACTGTATGCATATACTTTTCTCAGAAACATGGATGTCGTTATTGCCAATAAATATGAGATTTTAAAAAGAATAGGGCAAGGAGCATTTGGGTCGGTTTGTAAAGCAGTGTGTTTAAAAACCAAACGGCCGTATGCGGCAAAACTGGAAAAACCGAGTACATTCAGTTTAATCAAACACGAAGCCGCTATTCTACACTACTTGAACTCTCAAAAATGCACGCATATACCTCATATTTATTACTACGGAATCCAATCTGGTTATTATTGTCTGGTCATGACCTATTACGAAGGGTCGCTCGAGGAACTGGGAAGTTCTATGACCATGTCCGAGAAAAAAGTATGGTGGAATACCATGATTCACACACTGAAATTAATGCATAAAGCCGGTATTGTACATCGTGACTTGAAACCAGCGCATTTCATGAGAGATTCTAACCATGGATGGAATTTAATTGATTTCGGGTTGGCGACGTCTTTCTTGAAAGATGCGCAGCAATATATTGACGAAGTGGAAAAAGAACATATTGTGGGTAGTCCGAATTACGTGAGTTTTCATGTCCATGAGGGAAAAGATGTTGTACCACGCGACGATTTCATATCCCTTCTCTATATTTTTTGGGAATTGCTTTATGGACCGTTTCTTTCGACTGCCGATTCCTTTGGTTTCCAGGAAAAAACGGATTATAAAAGAGAACATATTTTACATCCATATAATCAGTGGTTGAAAGAACAAAAACAATGGACACGACTGTACCAACTACTACAAAAAAACGACGACGAAGATTGTTGCAGCGACATGATCGTTGGGATGTTGATGCATGGTCAGTTATTAACATTTAAAGACAAACCGAATTATGACCATTTTGTGTTTGAAACTTAATTAGTCACTTGCGTTTCATGTAGAAGGCAAACCCACAGTATTTTTACTATCGGTGTATAATTTTACGACGGTATCCTGAGTAAATACCTCACTGTACATTTTCATATCCGTAACCAAGTAGTGAGTATCAGTGACAGCCGACGCGAATTCCACTATTGCATTTCTATTTTGTATTTCGATCGGTGTTCCCCCCCATTCTTCTGATTCACCCACTAAATCACCGTTTATATAAAAACTATAATCATATGGTCTAAAAACAATCGTGTAAAAATCAACAGATTGTTGAGGAATCTGAATCGATTGATATTTTTTTTTAATTTTTTGATTTGTGTTAGTATCTATATAGGTGTTTTGAATATGGATCTGATTGTTAGCAAGCCAAACCCCAGGTGAATTTTTGTCAATAGAAGAGTCTCTTATTCGAAAAATAGGTTCGGGGGTTTCATTTGGAGTTTCTAAAAATAACCAAAAGGTTAATGAAAACTCACTATTTCTCGATCGTTTTACATGTATGTCCGTCTCGTCAAATATTTGTTTTTTCCAATTTGTGCGTAAAGATCTATTTTCAATCACGCTATTAGTCCATAATCCATTTAAAGCTTCAAAGACAGGTGTAGGTTGAATCACATTATTAAAGAATCCCTCTTTTGGTTGGACAAGCCAAAAAAAGAAGCAGAGTAAAAAGACCAGTATAATAAAAAACAAAATCATGTCTTTTTGAATGTCCGCAATTTTACTCCTCATTGATTGATTGTTCTATATTTATGCTACATATAATTATTCATGGCAGTAAAGGTATTTATATTACTGCTCATAAAGGTATTTTATATTAGCTGGAATCAAGTTTCGGTTAAATATTTTAAATTCTCCTATAGATAGCTTATTCTTAAAATTATATTTTAAAAGAGGCGACCCCCCGACCATATTAAACTTTCGGTCAAGTTTGGGCAGCTTATTCTTTCTGATATTTTTATAAAAAGTACCCTGGTGGTATAACGTCCAAAATCCTGTTCTACCGACTACCCATGCTATATGATGCGGTTCATTCACATTTGAACCTCCCATTACAGCGAAGTCTACAATTTCTTCCTGGTCATCTATTTTAAATTTTACTCTACCCAGTCTATCGACGGATATAGAAACATCATTGTTCAACTTTAAATGATTCTTTTCCCAAATTTCATCCCCACATTGCATTAAATACAAGAAGGTATCATCGGGTAAGTCTTTGAATTCGGAAGGCAGTACTTTAAACCAAAAAGAAATGGTCATGCCTCTATCGCTGGATTGACTTAACGCTTGATCTGGGATTTTGTAATAATGAGAATTGTCTAAATCAACCAGAGATACTGTGCGAGTCTTCTGACTGGATAAGGATTCTCCACTACTGAAAAAATATATGGGGAAAGAACTATCCGTGCGATTAGGCTCTCCAGTAATTTCAGATACGCACTTCCCCAATTGGTTACCGGCGTTAAAGAATCGGCACGTTTGAGGTAGAGAACAAGGCATGGGGGCTACATTTTTGGAATTCCTTTCTTTCACGGTTGGTCCCAACCCGTTAAAATAATTCGTCCTACCTTCGCCCGCATATGTCAAGTCAACCGTATCAGACTCGCCGTAATCATTTGTAAATTTGGCTTTTAATTCACTATTGACAAGTTTCCCATAGGGGATAGCCTGTCTGAATGATGCGGCGACATTTGGGGAATAGGGCTGGCCTATGATCGGGCCTAAAATATCAGTCAAGTCTGTTGAATTTGTCTCGTCCGGACCATTAAATATTTTGTCCGTCTGGTATGTACCACGAGGTGAATTAAATGTTCCATCTGTATTGCAATCTGCTCCCATTTTTTGTAAAATTAGATGTGTCATTTCTACAATGGGCGCACGCGGTGGAGCTATGGCCGTAATAGTACTGATTGGATTGAAATTAGTTCTATCTTCGTCAATTTCTACATCTTCGTCATCGATTGTAGAGAACCCTTCGGTAGTATTTTTTTTTTCTGCGTCAAAAATGATTTTCGCAATGGATGTCTTCACTGGTTCCGCGTATATTTTCAAATCTCTAATTAAAACACCAGTTTTTCCATTTTTCGAAGGGGAAGTGTAACCAGATTCAATGACAAAATGATTACTTGGTTCGAGAAGTTGTCCCTCTCCGAATTTATTTTTTTCCACTCCATTTAATACTAACCGGATTATACTATTTTGTATCGTGATAAAAACAAAAGTGGGTGTGTTACCGTATCCAATTTGATTTCCGCCGTATAAGTCATTATTGTGAGAAATAGTGTTACTTACTTGTGTCTCGTTGTCTTGTGTGAGATAATTTATTGCTAAAACGGAACTTAGGTCAGAGACAGAAAATGGTATTGTATTGGTTTGTTTGTCCATTATACGAAAGATATTTGTTTCTGGTCGTTTATTGACGCTTTTGTCGAACTCAATCCAAAATGAAAAAGACATGTTGTTTAATGACAAAGTTTTAGAGATGGTTTTCGACGGCTCAATCAGCGCATTCCAATTGACGAGGTCACGACGTTCTTGAATATTATAAAAATTATTTTTTGATTCGTTATCTACCCAAATCGGAATATTTGGGGAGTTTTCTAAAACGTAGTCAAGTCCAATATCCAAGAAACCTTCCTTAAACATTCTCGACACAGGCTGGTAAAAGTACAGAATGACTAAATACAATAGAAAGCAAATCAACCCAAACATTACTAAATTGGTTCTAACCCGCGTAATTAAATCCATATTATTATAGTATTACAAGAGAATATCTTTTCGAAAACAATATAAATAGACACGGCTAGTTATTCCATAAAATGAGCTCCTCTAATACCCTTGTTTCAAGACGTTATGTTGGTCAAGTAAAATGGTTTAACAACAAGGCCGGGTTTGGATTTGTCACCATGAGGAATGACAACGGAGAACAAGTGGATATTTTTACACACTATTCTACCGTTTGCGTAACAGATGCCCAATACAAATATTTAGTTCAAGGTGAGTATGTGGAATTTGATTTGACAGAATCGACCAATACGAAACATGCCTATCAGGCTGCCAATATTACCGGTATTAACGGAGGCAATTTGATGTGTGAAACCAGACAGCTAAATCGTCCCGACAAAAGTTCTCGTCCAAGACATTACAATCACGCTCCCCGTCGAGACGATCACCCTTCTTCTTCTGAAAAGGAAGGTGAGTTCAAGAAGGTCGCTCGGTCCAGAAAAATAGGTAAGTAAGTAAAAATAACTATTCTACTAAAAACAATATAAATATTCCAGAGGTGGACTACTTATATGTCGTCAGAAGTTGCTCAGACAGAAGTAAAGCAAATGTCGAATTTCGATAAATTAGAACTTCTTATTTCTCAGTACGATGCCGNTTTGGTGTCGATGAAATCCGCATATGATTCTCTGAAATGTCGTCAAAAACAAATGAAAAAGGTGCTTAATAAATTGCAAACGAAAGCGATGAAAACCAAGAATAAACCGAAAGCGAACAGAAAACCATGCGGGTTTGCGAGACCGTCTCTGGTTTCCAGTGATATGTGTGACTTTTTGAAAATAGATCATGGGAGTCTTGTTTCACGGACGGAAGTCACGAAATCCCTCATTCAATACATTAAGTGTCATAATTTACAAAACGAATCGAACAAGCGACAAATAGTACCTGACGAAACCCTGTATAAACTATTCGGAGACGAATCGCGAAAATTAGAACTCACTTATTTCACTATGCAGAAATTCGTCAATCAACATTTCCCGAAAGCCATTATTACTTCTCCACCTGCTGCTGCTGTCTAATAAATAAAACATGAAATAATTTCAATACTATTTTTGTAAAATTGAAATTATACTTCCGCGGCTTTCTTTTTATCACTACAACCCAAAACCAAGAGAATGATGAATTTGCAAACGATGGCTTTTATTGCGAACATGGACAGTCTTTTCACGGGTCATCGTGAACCACTGATTGATATTGAAATCCAAGTGCTGGATGATTTTCATTCTGTCAAGACTGTACTCGAAGAAACTTTTAGCGACGAGTATATCGCCGCCGCGTGGGAAAAATCTGACGATTGTTATACGAACGAAAGAAAAAATCTGTGCAAGACAATGCATATTGCATTTCACCAGCAGTTTAAGAAATTACACGACTCGTTCAAAGTTATACGAGAGTATTATACACAGATCGTTCCGGAAATAGACGCGAGTATTTATGTGAACTCGATTTCATCGGTTATGGAACTGGTAGATTTATATTCGTACAAAACCGAATTGTTTCGTCGAGATCAACGACATGTTTTGAAGACATGTTTTTAAGAGTGCTTAGAATTACACCTTTTAACCATTTTAATATCAACNTTTCCAATATTTTTTGTAATAATTATGGATATGCATTGTTATATTACAAAATTGAAATAAATAATATAAACCAAATGCATTAACACCTAATAAATGGTATATATTTATATTCTAAAATTAGAAAATGGAAAATTTTACGTCGGTAAAACGATAAACCCTTCTTTCAGATTAGATACTCATTTTAACTCACATGGTTCTGCGTGGACTAAACTACACAAACCAATAAAGATGATAGAATTAATACCGGACTGTGATGATTATGATGAAGATAAATATACAGTTATGTTTATGGATAAATATGGGATTGATAATGTTAGAGGCGGTTCATTTGTTTCTGTAGAATTAGAACAATCAACTATAACCCATTTGACACAAATGAAAAATGGAACAAATGATAAATGTTTCAAATGCGGAAAACCAGGACATTTTGCGAAAGATTGTAAAAAATGTAAAGAAGAAATGGTTTGGTGTTGTGAGTATTGCGATAAAGAATTTACTGATAAAAAGAAATGTGAATATCACGAACAGAGTTGTAAATGTAATAAATGTGTTAGATGCGGTAGAGAAGGACATTATGCGAATTCGTGTTATGCTTCAAAACATATAAGAGGATATTATTTGAAATCTCTTTAGAAAAAAATTAAGTGACGTTCAGAATAACCGTATAGCTACGACTGGTCATGGAAGTCCGTCCAGTTGGCACGGCAACCATTTGATCGCTTGAAGGAGAGATTGTTACTTTGAAAGTGATCTTGTCGCCAGACATAATCGGCATTTTATAGAAACCATCTTCTACCGAGTTGTATAAGCTATTCGTTTTGATATCCACGAATCGAGCGGGTGCAGATGTGATTAATTGATTGAATAATTCACGACTTATATTACTGGTTGTTGTAACGTCTTTCAAGTATTTTTTACCGAATTCGTCGGTGGCCAATCCAGTGAGGGAACCACTTGTCTTGTCTATATTGGTTAAAAGAGACACTATATTCGTCGCAACAGTATCGAATTTCAGATTAATATCGGTCACTACGGCATCTTCATTCGTGAATAAATCGGCAGCCAGATAAGTACCAAACAATTGCCGAGCCAGGTCTCTAATAAAATCTTTCGATCCGTTGTCGTTCGCCACATATCCACCTGTCGTGACTATTCCATTTTTAGGATTTAACGTAGTACTTTGATTGGACCACTTGGTCGTATCTACATAGTAATATACAAAAGAGGCATCGGTCGTGATCGGATTGTCTGTGCGAAAAAAGAATGTATTTTGTAGATCGCTGGCGGACACTCCGTTGGTAAGCGTGATGGTCGCGTCGGTGATCAAGCTGGTTGGTTGGTAATTCGGAATTTCACTGGCGGACGACAACGTGAAAAAACTATTCAGGCCGGTTAGCACGAAATTAATAGTCGGTGGAGGAGTAAAAGTAGCCGTCACACTACCAATCACTACGGTAAGCCCATCATGCGTTCGGGTATCTCCCACTAATAGATTGTCGTATAGAATCGTGGTCCCTTTACTATCGTATATTCTATATTTATCGTTTCCGATATTCATCACTCTTATCGAGGAATACCATGTCGGTATCACTATATAACTGGAAGACACATCAATCACCGCATACACTGCCGCTGCACCACTCTGAAGTTCAGAACGGCTGACTACAATCGGAGTATTCACGTCGGTAACTTTTACCGCAACGACGGAGGTGACCAAAGGATCGAAGGTGTACCCGACCAAGGTGGATAATGGAACAGTTGTTTTTGAGGTGGAGGTTAATAAATCAGACACCACTGCTTTTGTCACGGATTTTTTCTCGGTGGGAGTGGTAAATATTTGGTACAAGGACGACACGTCGAATCCGGCGTTTTTCATTTGAGCAGCGGAGAAACCTGCGGATTTCTGTTGTGTGGCCGTGAATCCGGCTGTTTTTAATTCCGTCGCAGAATATCCTGCTGTTTTCAGATCGGTGACGGAAACTCCGATACTCGCTAATTGTGCCGTACTGGGTTGAGTAATGGTTAATGTTTGGATAGTGGTGGCAATCTGGTTGTAATTTATAGAAGCCGTAGGAATAAAAATGGCCGAAACGTCTTGATAAGTACCTGCCGCGAAAACGGAATTCGACAAATCTGGATGTACAATAAAAGTTCCGGGGAGAGCTGCACCTCCATTGGTCACCGTGCATGATCCACCTGTAACTACGATGGCACCCAATTTATTTGGATAAATCACGGTCGCAGAGGTGGGACGAGACGCTAAAAAAGGCGTGGCTTTTAAAACCGTAATGGAGGGGATGGAGGTGGAAACTGACAAATATGCAGCAGTATCGGTAGGATTAAAGGTGGCCGATACGTCAATATATGTGCCAGCGTTATAAACAGAACTGGAAAGCGAAGAACTTATGATGAATGTACCGGGTACAGCTGTTCCGCCAACGGCGGTCAAGGCAGATCCACCAGAAAGAGATACAGTTCCGAGGGTCGCAGGATATGTGATTGCGGTAGCCGCAGTAGGGCGAGTAGAGATGACTGGCGTGACGATTGTGACTGGGAGAGGAACATAAAATACATAACCGTAATCATTTGTTGCACAATACAGTCTATTATTATAAGCCACCATATCAAAAATGGTTGTATATCCACTAGAAGTAACTGTACTATTTTGTTGGTTGAAAAACCAAGGGGTCTGAGAAGTAAGTACCCCGTCAAGCCCGGCCTGCCAGATACCTTGCGGAGGTACGGCTCTGGCATCAAGGGAGGTACTTGCATAAATAAAATTACCGTAGCCGAATACGCTGTCGGAGGATCCAGATCCCGTTGGGAAGGAGATAAAATTAGATTGAACAAGAGATCCATCGGAGAGATTGTGTTTCGAAACATAGCCGTATTCGCTAGAAGCATACAGAAAATTCCCAAGTATATTTATTTTAGAAGTCTGACGCATCCCGGTAGGAGGGAAAAACGGAGTAGCGGGTACCGCACCAGTATATGACAAAAGGGTGCGTGAGATAAACGATTGATAGCCGTTGCAATTCGCGACATATAAATATGTTCCATCTGTTGCTATTCCCTTTGGATATTGGACTCCTGTGACCCACGGATAATTAGCCACTCCGGTGGAAACGTTTATTCTGCCGACCCCGATGCCGATCGTGAAGTATATGAATTCTCCATGCGAGCACATACCGGCAATATGATTTGGACCTGTATACCAAGGGTTGGTCACTATAGTGTTTGTAAGGAGATCTATTTTTACTAATTTGTTGTTTTGAGAGGTATACAAAATATCTCCAACAATCACCACAGCATAGTTATAATGCCCAACGTTCGCGACAATCGTCATGGTAGAAACCAACAAACTCGCATAACTCTCAATCGCCGCCGTAAAATACACATCGCGAACATCTTCCATGGTAGACTCCAAAACCCAATCTCCGCCATATTTCACATTCCCAGTATCATCGTCTGACGCACCCACTATCACACCGGTTTGGGTTTGAATCAGCCCAAAATATTTCCGCCATTTCTCACTCTGTAACGTTTTACACGCCAAAAAATCGACATGAGTCACCTTGAATTCACGTAAAAACTCCAACATAAATTGTGCATTTCGAGAAAATATGGTTTGGCCATCTTCTAAATCGGAATCGGTGAACCATGACTCGCGATCAACAAAGCTGGTTAAATCCCCGTGATTATGGAACGCAAACCCAATCCTCGATAATGTGGTGGTGTCCGTGCTCGGAAATTTCCGCCGCATGACTTCTAAAATATCTTCTAAAGAAGAGGAAGAGTCATATACAATCGGAAATGTGGTGGCATTTGCGTGCGTTTCTAAAGGAACCGCCGCGGAATTTACAAACAACACTTTTTGGATAGAAGCGGTAAAAACAGTATCGTCGTAGATGAGAGGAACCGGCGGAAGGATCACACTTTCATTACCGTCATCACTTGGTGGCGGAAATAACGCAATACGCTCTCCTTCGTTCTCTTCTTCCGTTGGCATTTATTTATATAATACTGTCACATAAATAAATCAACATCAACAACAACAACAACAACAACAACAACAACAACTAAAGAAAACACTAAATAGAAGTATATTAAAGATTTCTCAGAAATAGACTGTATAGAAGTAGTAAAATGTCGGTGTTTTTCAAGAAGCTTATTATCGGCACGCATCATGATGTATTTTGCGGAATACCTTCCCCCCATAAATTACTTGGGTTTGCGTCTCTCATCCACGTGGCGTATCGGTATAGCAAATTCTTATTGAGCATGCCAATGTTTTCAAATACATGGACAGACGTTGTGTGTATTCACGGACATCTTCTCCTTTCCTTTTCTTCTTTTTTGTTTCCGATTCGTACCACACGAAATTATCAACATCAAATTATTTGGCGAGAACTGCAATTACATAATATTGTCTTTTCCAGTCGTTCTTATGCGATTTTTATGTACTCCTATTGTTTCCCGTCAAATACGCATTTTGTTACTCGATTTTGTATCGTCATGGGATTTCATATGGTCGCTGATTGTGTCAGTTTGGTATATGGACAAGGGACAACCATGCGAAATATGCCAGTAGATCACGTCATCATACCAAAAGAATTCGATCGAACATATCTCGATCGTTTTTATGCACTTTCCCAATTCGGAGCAACGGCCTTGCTCATTTTTAGTGACTCAAATACTTGTGATTTTTCATTTATGGTGTTATTTGCGATTCAGATTTCTACTTTTTTGATGACATTGCGATTGAAAGGGATTATCGATAATGATACTTGGCATATTTGCTATTCTACCGCATTATTGATGAATTTTCAGGTAGGTTACCTTGTTTCCAACGGGAATTTTTGTGCGTTTTTGTATATTATGTTTTATACGTACAGAATTCATGGGAAAGAAACATTGATCCCAATAGTCTCACCGATATTGAAAAATAAATATATCGCTTGGTCATGTATATTAGGCCTGGCCATGCTTTTATATCCTCTACATAAAACTTATTTACAATAAAACCATAAAATCTATACTTGAATTTCCTCATCCGCCGACGAACACATTGCTTTTTCGTCTGTAATCATATCAATCATTTCTTCGGGATAATTCAACTCTTCCAGTACTCCCAAGGCACCTTCCACCCGAGAGATCCCTTCGGAAATGACATACGTAGGTTTGGTTTTTCCCGAAGATTCATCATGTACAACATTCATCTTATAGTTCTGGATAGGTCGAATGTCTTTGTTTTCTTTCCAATTGTCGCAAATAGTTACATAATGCGTGGTCAAAAATAAATCGACATGTGTATATTTCCGTAGATATTCTAAAAACGCATAGGCAGATTTCGTCGCTTCTCTCGGATTCGTTCCGGAAAACAATTCATCAAAAATACAGAAATGTCTTTTTTCCTTCGACGTTTGAATCAGTTCTAATATTTCTTTACAACGCCGAGATTCCGCTTGAAATAAACTATCGCGGCTCGAGGTATCTGGAATATTCAGGTATGAATGTATATGACTATAGGGTCGCAACGTACATGACTCGTAAAATCCAATACCTAATTGCTGAGACAAAATCACGTTGATTGCGGTATTTTTCAAATACGTGGTTTTGCCCGATGCATTCGGTCCAGTAATGACTGCGTATGTATCTAATGTCACGTCGTTCTTCACACAGGTTTTCTCGTCTTTATGAGGAGGATAATATTGCTGTTTGATATGGAACACACCTGAAATGTCGCTTATTTCGGTCGCGTCTTTGTCGCTTATTTCGGTCGCGTCTTTGTCGCTTATTTCGGTCGCGTCTTTGTCGCTTATTTCGGTCGCGTCTTTGTCGCTTATAAAAGTGGTTTTATTGACCACTCCAGAACGTAGTTGTTTATTCACTCCTTTCATGAGTCTCAAATATCCTTCAAGTCCCATACAAAATACCAGTGTTTTTTCGAATTGAGTATTTTTATACAGCTCGTAATAGCACTTGAGCATGTATCCGATTTCCGTCGATTTAGATACGGAACAAGAGAACGGACATATCGGTTCTAAAATATAATGAATGTCCTGCAACACTACCAGATGCCCACGCAATTCATCACAAAAAGTTTTGTAAGACGGTAAATGATTATTTTTCTCCAAAAATAATTCGATCTGGCGAGCAGAGTGGTCACGGAAACCTTTCCATGCACACAATTCGTCGTTTATTTTTTGGACATTTCGGTAAAATCGAAGACAACTGATGGTGTTCTGGTACATTTGAAACATATACAGTCCGAGCATACAAAGAACATGCGCTAATTTCTGAAACGAAAACGACTCAAATATCGAAATGGCTGACCCTATAAAGTGTCCTCTGGCAATTCCCTTTAAGATTTTGAAATACACGTCCAGTGTAATAGGTATACCTTGGATTTTCAACAACACAAAAGGGAATAAAATGAACAAAATGGGGAGAAAGAAACTCATCAACGGGGACAACATATTCGCCAAAGTGAGAGATTGTAGTACAGTGGCATTTTGATTGTACGGGTCCAAAATATCCCATTCCAAGTACCCGTAGGTTTCTTTGAATTTCGGATCATGTTTTACGGCTGTCCATTGACATTGAATCAAATCGCTATTCACCTCATATGAATCTTTTTCGTAAAAAGAGTCCATGTTTTCGATGACGATTTGAGAATCGGTTAAAAACGAAATGTCTGTAGTGAAATACGTTTGAAACATAGGCATGATTTGCTCGGCAAACCCGACACCACTGGTATCTGATGATGGTGGAGAGAAAGTGCATTGATAAATAGAGGGCATTGTATTATCGATAGTGGCCGATAGTTCCAAATCTGAAACGACTACTGGATTCAACTTATGAAGATCTTTTGAGAGATATTGAATCGGTAACTTAAATACCTGGGTTGCATACAAGGGATCCGGAGAAGAAGGAAGCGATACGGGAGTTTTTTTTTCCGCCGTCGTCATTGTTGGGAGGAAATCTCTTAGAAGAGTTTCCATTTATATCATAACCCAATTTTTGGTTGTGATATAAACGCATATTATCCTATATTTCCCCCTACACTAGATACCTTTCCAAGAGGACGGAAGCTCTCGGATGTCGATTTTATAGAAGCTCTCGATTCTGCGCATATCTGGTACATCTTGACGCGTAACAAACGTAATTGCCGCTCCTTTTCTTCCCCATCTTCCTCCTCTACCGATTCTGTGTAAATATGTACTTACATTTCGTGTAAGATCAAAATTAATCACTGTACTCACCTGTTGAATATCTATGCCACGAGAAGTCACATCGGAACTGATCAACACACGAGTGTCACCCATACGAAAGTTATTCAATACTTGTCCACGGCGGGTTTTATCCATATTACTATGAATACAGCAGACAGAAAACCCATCACGCATCATAGATTCAGTCAAGGTCTCTACGCGTTGGACATTATTGCAGTAAATAATACATTTCGATACGCTGATGACGGAAAAGATATCTTTCAATACGGAATATTTCATGAAGTCATTCGTAACGGCTACATAGTATTGTTCAATACATTTGAGACTTAGATCTTCNGTTTTCATCAGAAGATGAACCGGATTTTTCATAAACTTTTCGCTCAGCGTAATGATTTCTTTCGGCATGGTCGCGCTAAATAATACAATTTGAATGTCTAAAGGTAAATAATGGCAAAACATGAGTCGAATCACGTCTAAAAACCCATCGCTTAACATTTCATCCGCCTCATCTAAAATCAATAATTTCAGGTCATTTCCCAGCAAATACTGTTTTTGAAACATGTCGAATACTCTTCCGATTGTACCGACTACTATATGTGGAACGGTTTGTTTCAACTCTTGAATGTCGTCTCTGGTCGAAGTCCCACCCACCAGCGTCTTTACCGTTAAGCCCTCCATCTTACTCCCAATATCGCGAATGACTTTGGCAGTTTGTGTGACTAATTCATGAGTAGGAGATAGCACCAACACTTGCGCTTCACGTTTTTCCAATTCAATTCGTTGAAGCATTGATATGGCAAATGTCCCTGTTTTCCCCGAACCGGATTGACCTTGGGCAATCACATCTTTACGATGAATAATCGGATATATTGCCCGTTTTTGAATTTCGCTGGGGGTTTCGAATCCGTACGCATATACACCGCGTAATAAATTCTCGTTCAACTCCAAATCGTCCCATTTCATAATTACATTTCTTTCGATTTCCATTTGTGCTATAGGGAAGAGCTGCGTATGTTTATATCTTTTGTATAAATCATATAAAAAAATCACTTCTACATATGAAACACCTCCGTAAAAAATGGTATTTTATGACTTGAATTCATTTTATACCATTTTGAAAAAAGGAAATCCATATATATTAGGGGATGACGTGATCGAGGTCATACGAAACCTTGATCTGAGTATTGTCCCTATTTTCGTGGAGCCTAAAAAAGTGGATCTCATTAAGAAAAAAAAATTCAAACCTTCCTCTTCTGGCATCCCGGAAAAATGGGATGACAGAAGTGGCGGATTTAAGACCACTCAAGTCGTGATCGTCGAAAAGAGCGGCGTAGAAAAATGGTTGCAAGAAATTCGAACCGGTCTGAATAAATTGTCGGCCAAAAACTACGACTCTCAAAAAACCGAAATCATACAGTGTATTCAGAACTGTATTGACACGGAAGACCAAACCGAAGAGCACAAAAAAGAAAATCTGAGGACGATCGCCACTGCGATATTTAATATTGCGAGTACGAACAAGTTTTATGCAGAATTGTATGCGAAACTGTACAAAGAGTTGATTCAGGTGAATATTATTTTCCAAGAAATCCTTTTACTGCATGTAGCGAATTATGCAAGTAGTGTGAAAGAAATAGAATATTTCAATCCGGAAAACGATTATGAGAAATATTGCGTCAATAATAAAGTAAATGACGCGCGGAAAGCCACTGCTGTTTTTTTGGTCCATTTGATAAAAGAAGATGTGATACCGGTGATGCGCGTTCTGAATATTATCGTTGCGTTTCAGAAGTTGGTGCTGGAATTCGTCGATCAAGAAGATAAAATAAACGAGGTGGACGAAATCACGGAGATTTTATTTTTGTTGATAAAAGAGGGGAAAAGTATGTATGATGCGTGTCAAGGAGAATATATCTGGAAATTCGTGATTAAGCAAAACATTGAAGTTCTCTCGAAATACTCGAAGAAGGACAAGAAGAGTTTGTCGTCTCGGGCGATTTTCAAATATGTGGATATGGCAGCCCTTATCAAATGATAAAAAAATATCTTATTATAAATCGATATAATATGATAAAATATACATCTGTATAGAAAGAAAATGTCTGAAGAAGACGCAGAATATATCGACTACGAATACGAATACGAATATACGTACGTTTATAAATACGAATACAAGTACGACTATAAATATCATTAAAACGTCTTGTTTTTGAAAAAATCGGCGGCATCCAGCTCATCTGCACGGGCATTTATCGCGTTCATATAGTCCAGTCCATAAAGGGTATATTTACGATCCATGAATTCTATAAAATGTTGTTTCAACTGCGCAGGATAAATAGATGAATACAAAATTGAAAAGAGGATAGATATATAGATAGATAATAATAAGCGATGAGCATCCCAAAACAACCAAATGAAACAGATAAAGTACGCGATCAAGGATTAGATAAGTTTTACACAGATCCGTCGTACTCGAATAAATGTATTGAAAAAGTGTTGGAATTATATCCAAGTTGGGACCTGATTGTAGAACCCAGTGCCGGAAATGGGAGTTTCTATAGCCAAATACCCGCAAAATACAAAAAAATCGGTCTGGATATTTCGCCGGAGCATCCAGATATACAAACACACGATTTCTTTGAATATTATCCAACAAGCTTAAAAGGAACAAATCTACGCGTATTAGTCATAGGCAATCCCCCATTCGGAAGGGTAAGTTCAATAGCCATCAGATTTTTCAATCATGCCGCAGAATGGGCAAATGTGATTGCATTTATCGTCCCGAGAACCTTCAGGAAAATCAGTGTGCAAAACAAACTACATGAACATTTCAGGTTAGTGTATGACGAGGAAGTTCCTACCAAACCATGTTGTTTTTCGCCGCCGATGATGGTAAAATGCTGTTTCCAAATATGGGAAAAAACAGCAGAGAAAAGAGAAAGAATCGACTTACCCACTCATCATATCGACTGGGAATTCCTGGCATTCGGGCCACTTGACCAGAAAGGCCAGCCGACGCCACCACTTGGAGCAGATTTCGCGATGCGAGCTTATGGAGGGAAGATAGGAGAGATAATATCCGACGAAAGGTTATCCGAATTGAGACCGAAAAGTTGGCATTGGATCAAATCAACCATAGTAGATAAAACAGAGTTGATTCGTCGGTTTTCGACTTTGGACTATTCCAATAGTTTAAATACAGCGAGACAGAACTCGATGGGAAAGGCGGAATTAGTTAGTATTTATAGCAGAAATAATGTCTTGAACGCGAAACGTTAATAAATCATGCCAGCATTTATCTCCATATTTGGGACGAATGGCGTATTCTTTGTCGTTCGTGACGGAATTCAAATCTTCTGCGGTAATCACGCCTAATTTCTGAACCGTACCATGGGCATATCCACCATATTTCAAAATCATTTCTTTCATGTCTTTTTTATTCAATCTGAAAATAAACAATTCTCCTAAGGTATCGATATTACTTTCGTGTAAATAATACGCAGTCAGAATATAATCACATGTATGGTTCATACGTATTTGCACATAATTGAATGTATTGTGATTCTTTCCCCCGTTTGAAACTTTGATTTCAACATTGGTATGGTTCAGTTGCAAATCGCCGATACACATCGACGCCTTATTTTTCGTCATTGCGTATTTTTCTTTGATGTAATGTTCTATGAGTGGCCCCGAAACTTGGCCGGAGAGAAGATTTTCTTTACAGTAGATATGAGCGTTTTTTATATCGGGAAGTTTCATGATTTGCAGTTTATGGTTACATTTCGAAAGACTCAAAATATTCGCTAATTTATTCATTTTCAATTCTGACATATACTACTAAAAATAAAACAATCCCAAATGAACTTAAACAAAATAGATTGGAATACTGTACCCTGAATTAAGCAGGGCAAGCTGATTTTAGCTCAGTTGGCAGAGCAATGGATTGTAGCTCCATAGGTCGTTGGTTCAATTCCGACAAATCAGATATTATTATTATTATTATTATTATTATTAGAATATAATAACAGTAAAAAGCATCAAAAATAAGAGGAAAATTGAAAACGTCTATCCACACTAAACACTCTATAACTCGAACAGAAAAATGAAAGAAGACGCATCCAAACAAATTAGAGTCGTGAGAGAGACCACTCGTATTTCTCGTTCAGCAACAATTCCTCCGCCTCCTCCAGAGACACGCGTACAAAAACCTGACGGTGGGTTTTCGGATGACGAACTCGAATTTATCGAATGTCTCAAAAATACATGTTATTGGACACAACTCACCGTGGGTCCGCATATGGCAGAAAAGTTTTATCAGCATATGTTAATCGCGAATTTGAAAGTGAGCGGGTATGAAAATATAGTTTATGAAGATGTATTCTCCTATAAATTCGAGGATATGAATGGGAAAGTCATCCGTATTGGCCACGGCATGAATGCGCGCACCGATGTGGAACTTCCCGACCTGAAAATCCTTTTAGAATTGAAATCCAGCAATACACCAACCAAATCAGAACATATTGCTCAATGTCGGAATTATCTCATTCATCGCACAGATTTGAATATGGGGATTGTGATCAATTTCATTTCCAAGGAAACGGCTGAAAGTTGTCCCTATGTGCAATTGGATGTTATCGTCAAAACAGGGAAATCCATCCAGATCGCCGGGACGACATTCGAGCTGCCGCAATTCATACAGTATCCACCCATATATACGAAACTTCAACCTTGTTTGTCTGAATACGTCGTGAAAGAAGAGTGGTAAATGTTTTTATTACATTTGTATTTGCTGGGTGAAAAGAGGAAAAACGTCTTTGTCGTGTGTGATGATAATAATGGCTTGTTTATACCGACTAAAATCAGTGATCAACCCGAGTACTTCTTTTTTTAGTTCCGGGTCCAACGCGTTTGTCGGTTCATCCAAAATCAGAATTTTCGAAGGATTCACCAGCCCACCAATCATATTCACAATCTGTCTCTGACCACCAGACAGATTCTCACCTAATAACCCGGCCGATTTGTTTTTGATATCTGTATTGCGGTATAACTTGGTTATTTTCGGGTATTTCAGAATTTGTTCTAAGAAATAGTCACAGACTTCTTTGTTTTTACAGCCGTATAACATATTGTCAATCACTTTCCGATCAAACAATTTCGAACTTTGATTTACGTAAGTAATTTCTTGGCGAATATAGTTCGGATCAAGTGTGGTTATATCCACATCGTCTATTGTGATCTTTCCTGCGCTACATTTATTCATCCGCAACATCAATTTCACAAAGGTCGATTTGCCGTTACCTGAACTACCCGTGATACCGATAATATTGTTTTTATCCGTATTCAAGAAATAATTACGGTCGGTGAATACACTGTTTTTGTTGTTTTCATATTTATAACTGACATTATGAAACTGGACTCTCTTGAATTCCAGATCCATTTTTTTATATTCCGCGACTTTATCTACGTCTTGATAATTATCATTGACATGTTGGAAATGGACGAGAACATTTTCAATGCGGCCGATAGAATCAATGACATTCGGAAGTATTTCGATCAAATGCGTCATCTTCTCTCGATACAACAATAAAATAGTGAATGAGGCAATAAACATGGTGATATCCACCTTCTTGTCAAAATACAAGCCGATCAGAATCCACAAAGAAAAAAGAATGATGCTGTAAATAATAGTCAATTGAAGAGTGGTATGAATATTGGATATGTTATAATAGTCCGTCCCGGTTTTCATATTGACAGCCAGTAATTCTTGAAACGAATTGATTTCGGAAGTGGATCTCCCTCTATAGATCACCTTATCAATATTATTCAGTAAATCGATTAAATGCACGTCAGAGTTGAAAATAGCATGTTCATATTCGTCGTTTGCTTTGACGAGGCTCGGTAACGCCACGGCATTATAACCGATCAACGCTATATTACCCATTAAAAATACCACACCATACATTGGATTCAAGTACGCAAAATATATGGAAGTGATAATCAAGTAAGTCATATTCGGCAGGAAATTGGAAATCACACTGTCGGTCATGTAATAAAAACAATCGGTGATGCGATTAATCGGAGAGTTCAACTTACTAAAGTTCGTTTCGCTGAATTTCTGGTTGTTGGTTTTTAGGAGTAAATCGACGACCTCTCCACGTATCCATGGCCTTATTTTCGTCAGTAACAAATTCTGGCAATAAAAATATAACCAATAGAGTGTAATAAATACGACCACGCCGGAAACAAAATACCAGAAGAATTCTCTCACCTTCGCTTCTTTTCTTTCTTGAGAAAATGTGATAATGTACGAGGTGATTTGAGTTAATACGTTGGTTTGTAAGAAACTAAAGGCTAAACTGACAAAAAATAGGGCGACCGCTGCCCATTTTTCTTTTGCAAAATATTTCTGGGCCAAAAATGTCACGAAATTCATTATATTCTTTATAGGTATATATATAATGCTGGCTTATCATGTGTTGATTCCGGTACTTTGCGCTACGGCGATGAATGGTTTCTATTACAGGAATTATAAAGACAGTTCACAGGACGATACCGAATTATTGTATTTACCGCCTGGTTATATCATTGGAATAATATGGACATTTCTGTTTGCGTTATTGGGATATGTCCATTTCATGTTGTACAGGTTAAAAAATAGATCGAATTATGCGTCCATGTCCGTCATATTCTTCATAGTGTTTTCACTCGCTTATCCGGTAGTTCAAGCAATAGATGAATATTACGCATATTTCTTTAATTTGATCGCCCTGATTGTATCATGTGTAGTCGGGTTCATTGTCTTGACATATTCAAAACAAATATTCCTATACTTGATTCCTTTATTGGCATGGGTGTCCTATGTGAATGTGGTTGTACTGTATAATATTTTGGAAAGTTGAAAAGAATAAAATGTCATTGTAATACAATTAATACAATTACAAAAATGGCGACAAAGAATACCCGACCGAAAAAAAGGCGGAAAACATTAAAAACATCCAGTGTGAGGAGAATCGCCCATATAATAAATCCGGTCACAGTTCAAATGGCATACGATGAATTCGTCAAATTGAAAGAAATAATGACATGCGCCAAAGCGAAACAAACGTCGGCAAGGACGACTTTGGGGAATAATGTAGTAGATGCATTTACGTTGCGCGAGAGACTCCATACCAAAGGGAATCAAGGTATCAGTTTTTACGAGTTTTGGTATCATCGGAAAGAGTATATGCGGAAACCGTACGTGAAGAAGATGTTGGATTTTTACAAGTCCCGTGAAATAGACGACATCCGTAAATTCAAGTACATTTATAATTTATATTTTTCCTCTATCTCTATTTTCCGTCCGATAGTGGCCATAGATATTTACTGTCAAGTAAAAGCAAAACGTGTTCTTGATTTTACAATGGGTTGGGGTGGAAGATTGGTGGGCGCTTGTGCTCTCTCACTGGAAGCATATTATGGAATCGATTCAAATAAACATTTAGAAACCCCGTATTCCGAAATGGTCAATATGCTTACATCCGTACCCGGTCATAAAACGTCTATCCATCTTCAATTCAAAAACGCTCTCTCGGTAGATTATTCAAAAATGGATTACGATACCGTATTGACGTCGCCGCCTTATTATGATTTGGAGCAATATCGAGGCATGCCCGATTTTAAAACCAAAGAAGAGTGGAACGAAACGTTCTATAAACCATTGATCCTGAAAACATACGAATATTTGAAAAAAGGAGGAAATTATTGTCTCAATGTACCTGAAACTATTTACGAAGATTGTTGCCAACCGGTACTGGGGAAATGTACGAAAAAAATGGCGTTGAAAAAAGGCGAGCGGAATATCGGAGGTAAATACAAAGAATATATTTATATTTGGGAGAAGAATTAGAAAAGTGGTCATTTTCTCTTCATCGTTTTCCTCAGCAATTTCTTATTTTTATTTTCGGATGCAAAAGGGTATATCATTTCTTTTTCTCTCATATTCATCAACTGATGTCGGAATGCAACTAAACTGTCGGCCATTTCATGGTTGGTTTGACCACGATAGCGTACTCCATATTTTTTCGCAAGCCGTGTTATTTCTTGTTTCTTTGTTTTTTTGTTTTTACGTGTTGTGTTCATGTTATATTCTTGGGTTATTTATACTTTTAATAAAAGGTATAAATGTAAGAAATAATATAAGTCTAAAGGTATGCTTTATGTTTCATTTACCTGTTTACCCACCCGCATCGGCAATATAAACATCGTATTGGATTCAATAAAGTTGCAAACACTTCAACCAGACCGGATAATAATACACTACCCGAAGAAATGTATTCGTCTTGAAAAAGAATACGATGTGGAAGAACTTCGATCACGAATCAAAACTCACGACTTGAGACACAAAATTCATATTAACGAGACGATTGATTATGGACCAATTACAAAAGTATTTCCCCTTCTTGGCATGGATTTGTCCGACGAGGATATCATTATTGTAATCGATGACGACAACTATTACAACAAATATCTTTTTGGAGAGTTGTACAGGAATATTATGAGAGAAGAATCGTGTTTTTGTGTTTCGGGATTGGTTTATCCTACGACTTTAGATTCTCAATACATGTGTATTCGTCCAGGAAATGACTGCCAATTGATGGAAGCTGCATTCGGGTACATTATTAAAAAGAAATTCATTCAATCAGATCTGAGTAAATGGATAATCGAGGCACATTCTACAGAAGATATTAAGAAACAAAATTTCATGAATTCGTTTCTTTCGGATGATTATGTTTTCGCCAGATATTTAGACACAAAGCAAATAAGGAAAAAAGTAATTGAGTTTACCCCACTTGTTTATAAATCGAATACGTTTTGTGCGAGCGAATGTAAATCAAGCGACTCNCTGAGTTCGTTGGAGTTGAACTTGAATAAATATGTCCGATCCGAAATCGAATTAAGATTGCGGAAACTGGTATAGGATGTATCAAAATAATTGTTTATTGATCGACGTCGGCAATCCATGCCCAAATAAAATCATATAGATTAACACAAACGCTGCTAATAATATACTACGGTTTTCAGCAACCACTTGGGTTTGACCAAGAATATATATCATAAATACGTACAACAGAATACCGATTATAACGGAATGCAACAACATCATTCGGCCACTTTCCATTTATCTTTTATATATTTTACCGGAGATAAAATATATAGGCTAAAATCATTAACAAGTAACAACGGGTCGTTTTGTCGTTGTCTGATTGTATTCAATATATGAAATGTCTAAATTGGCACAATGGCCGATAAGTTTGAAAATATAATCCCCCTGCGAAGTGGCAACTCCTATTTTCTCTGTTGTTTTTACCAGCGGAACACAGCAATGTACAGAAGAAGCGGCTTTTTTTTCATCATCGTGACATTGGACAACCGACAATTCATTTAATTCTTTCTGTAGAGTCATTTTACGTTTAAAAATAATGTAGTCATTTGCACTACTTTGATTAATCGCGTCTCCTGGTTTTGTACTAGAGAATGGATTGGGTCGTCTTACCCATTGGGTTCTTTTTTCGATCATTCCTTTTGAACTTAATACCGACGGCTTTACCACGTTACTGTTTTCCGTAGTATGTATGCTCGTTGTTTTTAATTCTTCTATAAGATACTGTCCTCCACCTGAACCGTATCCGCGAAAAGCAGTGCCACTTGCAGGCGTCCCTATATTTGACCTGGAAAAGGAGGTTTGTCCAATAAATCCTTGATTTCTATGAGTTCCATTTAATGCAAATTGCGGTTGATTGACACTGTTGTTTTTATATTTATGCGCCGTTTTTCTTTTCAATGTGGCAAGCGACATCTATATATAATTATGAAAGAAGATAAAAAAAGAATTATGTACCCTTTATATAATAAAAAAAAGCATGGTCTTGTCAGAAATTCTAAAAAACGCGAAAATCGAATATGATGAATCGAATCAGTTAGACAAAAAAGATAAAGACCATACATCTGCATTATATCTCGTGGAATTATTAAGCAATAGTGACAAAGAATATGTAGTCGCATTAGGCGCACCAAGAATGGAACATGCAGATAAAGGTGTTGTCTATTATCCCATCTATTTAGTTAGTGCTAAAAACAGAATCAAGGCCAAAATCGGCGTGTTCGAAGTGGAAACTGCTAAAACGATCTCTTTGGTAGACGACGACGGAGATATAGATTTGAATAAATTAGGCGACCCTTTGCTTTTCTCTTTCGCCACAGAAGAGTATTTAGATAGATACGGAAGCAAACATACCCAAATGGACGACGTTTCCCCGCCTCCAAAAAAAGAAGACAAAAAAGAAGAAGAAGAAGAAGAGGTCCAAAAAGAAGAAAAAGAAGACGAAAAAGAAGAAGAAGAAGAAGAAGAAGAGGAAGAAGAGGAAGAAGAGGATGAAGTAGATCAGCTCAAGAAAGCAACGAAAGAAAAAGAAAAAGAGAAAGAGAATAACCTTATAAAAGAGGACGAAAGAATCACGTTGGATAATCTATTCATTAAAGAAGACCCGCTACCCGCCGTTTCTTCCTGGCCAACGGAGACAAGAGAAGATTCAGTTAAAATGAAAGAGATATTCAAAAACAATAAAAGCACCACCTCCAATTGGGTAGTCAAATTCATGAAAAATAAAGAGTATAAAATCCATCCAGTGGAATCGAACGGAGACTGTTTTTTCGCCACGGTTCGTGATGCGTTTGCGCAAATCGGATATAAAACGACCGTGGCAAAACTTCGGAAAATGTTATCCCAGGAAGTCACCGTGGAATTATATGAAAATTATAAAGTAATATACGAAGGCATATCTAATGAGAAAAAAAACGCCGACGAGGAAATTCAACGACTTGAAAAAGTAAATAAGGAGTTGAAAACCCAAAGCGAAAAAACAAACAATGCCAAGCATCAGCAAGATATACTGAACGAAGCGGTAAAAACCAAACAGGAATACGCGATTCAAAAAATGCAAAGGGGGGGTGCAGACGATTTGTTGCAAGAATTCGGGTTTATGGAACATATTCATAGTATAGAAGACCTGAAAGAATACGTTCAAACTCCGAGTTATTGGATAACGACATGGGGAATTTCACAACTGGAATTGTTATTGTCTGTAAAATTTATTATCTTGGAAGAAACGGAAGATTACGATTCCGTGATTCGATGCACTCAGGCAAACGATGACCAAAGTGCATATACCACGTGGGATCCAAAATATTACATTATGGTGAATTACACGACTATTCACTACGAGCTAATATCATACAAAGACAAAAAGATTTTTCTCTTCGGTGAAGTACCTTATGACATAAAAGTAAAGGTGATTAAAGCGTGTATTGAAAACAACGAACAGATATACTACGCTAAAATACCGGCTTTCCGCCAATTCCGAAGCGAACTGGGAATACCGGAACAAGATCAAGCGAAGCAGTCGGAACACGCGAAGCAGTCGGAACA